TAACATAGATTGTATATAGTATGTAGTAATTGTAGTAAATATAATATATATATAATATAAGGCTCTTTCAAAGTGCTGATTCTGAATAAAATCTCTTCTTTCTTGTTTTACTAAAAGGAGCGGGTGTTTTTCGGCCATCCGATGGTGTGTCGTGGGGCATGGCTGGTTTTGGGGTTGCTGGGCATGTTTTGGTCTTGGCTGTGAACTACAATTGTTGGTGTAGTTGGGGAGTAGTCGCCCTGTTAGATTGGTAGTCATCTGATCTGGGGTTGGGGAAGAAGAACAAAAAGGAGGGATGGAGTAATCATTGATCCTTGGCTTGGAGAATAAAAAAAAGAAGAAGTAGGGGATGGATGGGACTCCCTTCCATCTAATCATCGATGAACTCTGGGTGGATGAAGTCCAGGAATTCCTCCAGGCTGATTTTGATCCTGCGCAGTGTTGTGTATCCTCCTCCTGGGCGTTTCATCCGGACGGGGTAGGGGTCTCTCCATCCTATTAGTTGGCTGAGTGCTTTTAGGCTGGTGATGGGGATCCCCTCCTTCCTGAGTCGGCTGATGAGGGCGGTGGATATGAGGACGTACCGTCCCCTTGTCGTGGCGTAATATTCTAGGCCGGGGCAGGCTCCCGCCCTCAGGATGGTGGTGATGAGTTCCTCCCTCTCGATCTGCCATTTTTCGGTTCCTGTTGTGAGGTTCCCTTCTTCGTCTTGGATGGTTGTGCGCTGGATTTTCTGGGTGATGGTTTCGCGGATGTGGTTTCTGATCTCCTCGAGGATGTCTGTTTCGGTTTCGGTGATCGTGGCGTTCTCCGCCCATCTTTTCGTCCATTCGGGTTGATGTGTGTGGGCGTCTTCGTAGATCCTGGTGAGGAGGTTGTCCGCGATTTCCTGCCATGATCGGGGTTCGAGTATGATGTTTGGGTCGGTGAGTATGAGTTGTTCAGTTGTCGCGCCGAGTTTCTCCAGGATGTTTATCCTGGTCCTCCTGGGGGTGTCGACACCGTACCGGTCGTGGAATTCCCTGATCTTCTCCCTGGTTTTCCTGTGTTCGAGTGTGAAGTTTATACTCAGGATTCGGCGTTGTACGCCGGGATCTGTGGGTGGTGAGTAGTTTGTGGTGAGCACGGCGGCCCTGTAGGCGGGTATCTGGGTGTATTCGTCGTTTCTTTGTTTTGCGCGGGCTATGTCGGTTTGTATGCTTGTTTTGATGATTTCGCGGGTGCTGCTGCGTTCTAGGGGTTCTCTGGCTTCGTCTATGAGGACGGGGAGGCTTGTTTGGCTGAGTACTTCGCCGATCCGGTAGGGTGTGTTGAATCCGCTTCCACCGGTTTCTGTGATGATTCTCTGGTCGTGTGGTGGCTTGTAGAGTGTGAGGCTGATCCTGGCGAGGCTGGTTTTCCCTGTTTGGGCGTCTCCGTAGAGTAGGAGCCATGGGAGGAAGTCCTCGCCCTTCTTTTTGAGTACGTGGTTCCATGGGGCTAGTAGACCCCATTTTAGGACTGTTGCGAGGATGTCTTCGGATCCTTGGTAGTATCCTCTGAGTTCTTCTAGGAGGTCTAGTGCTGCTGTGGTTTCGGAGGGGAGTGTGTGGCCTGCGGTGTAGTTTTGGCGGGTTACCTTGCTGTCTATGAGGTAGTAGCCTGGTTCGTGGACTTCTCTGGTTTGTATGCTGGGTCCGTGCTCTCGGAGGTGGTTTATGGCTGCGTTTAGGGCTTTTTTGCTGTGTCTGTGGTCGATGATGTATCCTTTCCTGTCTAGTTCGTTGTGGAGTTCTTGTAGGTCTCCTGGGCCTATCCATTCTTTCCTGTTCCTGGCTCTGGGGGTTTCTGGGAGTTTGATTAGGATTTGTTCGGTTCGGGTTTCGAGGATGGGGTGTTCGTTGCTTTGGAGTAGGATGGGTGCTGCGTGGATGACTTCTGATAGTCTGGGTGGTTCTTCTATGAGTTCCATCCTGTCCCTCTGTGTCTGTCTTCGTGTCCGTTCATTGGCCCTGTAGATGCGGTTCCTGTCGATGTGGATTTCCTCGGTGTCTCCTATGGGGATTATGATTGTATCTTGTTCCTCCGCCTTTCTGAGGATTATGTTCATCGCTGTTTCTTTGAACGCGTCTTTGGTTTCCAGGTTTATTGCCTCGGCGGCTGCGGGGTGTTCGTTGAGGAGCTGGTATATCCGGCGCAGTGTCTGTATGGTGTCGGGTGTCCTGGGGTTCCGGTATGCTTTCTGGAGGAGGGTGTGGGTTTCGTGTTGTATGTGTCTGTCTTGGTGGAGGTTGGTGAGGCTGGCGAGGTCCCTGATGCTGTCTCCTAGGTCGTTAGGGTGGATCCCTGTCTCCCTGAGGAGGGCGGCTATGTACTCGGCGTATAGGGGTTGGAGTTCCTCCTGTAGGCCCGGGTTTTCGTCGAAGCATGCTTGGAGGTCTTCCTGGTCGAAGAGGAGGTGGGGGATGGCCCTGAAGGGATTCCTCCTCCTGGCCTCCTCCTCCTCTTCTTCCTGTTTTTCTCTTCCGGGGTTGGGTAGGACCCATTCATCATCCCTGAACATCTATCCCGTCACCCCCATCTCTTTTTTCTCTTTGATTATGGCTTTGAGGGCCATGGTGGCTTGGTCCGGTTTTTTGATGAGGCCTATCCTGTGGAGGGTGGTTATTATGCCTTTGGCGGTGTTTCCTTTGACGCGGATGAGTGTTTCTTCCTCGCCGGGGTTCCTGGCTGGTTTCATGGTGATTTGGAAGCCCCCATGGCCCTTGTTCTCGATGGGGTGGGTTTCCCTGATTTCTGTGGGGGCGGCGCGGATCACCCGCGTCCTGGTTGTGATGGGATGATCCCCCCTTGCCCGGATCTCTTCATAGTAGACGCTTGGTGGGTTTTTCGTGATTAGGACTCCTTTTATCAGGGTTCCGTCCCCTTCAGGGTCCCTCCGTCTTTCCAGGATGATCCTGTGCGGGTCTTCATGGAGCAGGTAGTCCCTGAGGGCGTGGAAGCCGCTCTGGAGTCTCTGCACCCGCAGCACCAGGTCGTCGCCTCTCACTCCATGGCGGAGGAGTAGACTAATGGTCCTGGTGAGGGGTCGGCGTTCTGGGTTGTGGTATGCTCTGATCATTTCTTCCTGGGCTCGTTGGATGTTGCGGTGGGTGGGTGGCTGGTTCATCACCTCCAGGAACGTCCTGCTCCACCTTACTATTGCGTTCTCAGGGTTCCTGGTTTCTCTGAGCCATTCCCCGATTATCTGCAGGCATTCCCGGGTTTCCTCCCCGTATGTGTCGGGTTTGTCCTTGGGGGCGGGGAATAGGGGGTTGTTCTCTGGGTTCAGTGTTTCTGGGAGGAATTCGAGTGGTGATTCTATGATGCCTCTCCACCCCCATTCCTGTGTTTCGGGTGTGGTGGTGTTCATTCTGCCCTGCCACCTTCCGTCTCCCGTGTTCTCCTGTCTGGTCTGGCTGGGGGTCTGCTTGGGGGTCTGCCTGGTCTGGTGCGGTGGCTGGCTCTGTTCGCATCATCATCCTCCTCCTCCCCTGCGACGCCTAGGAGGGCCATGAGACTGTACCTGCGGGCGTAGGTGATGGCGCTTCCGGCGGTTTGTGGTTTCTTGTCGGGGAGGGGGATGTAGAGTTTCCCGCTCCTGATCTCCTCCCCGTTCTCATGGGCGATCACTGTACCAACCCAGATGCGGTTGGTTTCATCGATGTCGCTGCCTACGCGCTGGTAGATGAAGAGTCCGTGCTTGCTGAGGACTTTTTTGGCTTCTTCGAGGACTTGGCTGAGGGGTGCGTAGTGGCTCTTGAAGAACGGGTTCTCCCTGGTTGTCTTGGGGTTTCTGAGTTCGTTGAGGGCCTTTTGGAGGGCCTTGTAGAGTTCTTTTCTTGGTTCGGGTGTTTTTGTGGGGTTCTGGGTGGTTTGGGGTGTGTAGGTTTTTGTGAGTGTGGTGGTGTTTTTCATCCTGTTCCCCCCAAGGTGGTTTGATCAGCGGGGATCTTTTCTTCACGGATCTGGCTTTTGGGGAGCCAGTATAACTCCCCTTTGGGTGTTCTCAGCAGTATGGCCTTGGGTGTTTCACGTTCTATTGTCCCTGTCACTCTTTCCCTGATGAGTCCTTTTTCTTCAGCTAGCCAAGCAGGCACTTTGAATGTGCGCATGCAGTCACCGTATTTCATCCTGTTCACCCTCCTCATGCCTCTATCCACCTGTAGACTTTGAATCGGCGGATTGTTCGGCCGTCGGGGAGTTCTTCTTCTCCTGCGTGGCGTATGTGGAGCTTATCACCCTCCTCCACGTCTTTTAGTTTTAGTTGGAGGTCGACGTTGCGTGGGAGGAAGTATCGTTCCCCCTCATGTGTTTTCAGGATCACTGTGAGGTATTTTCTCCCCTCGTGATCCGTGTTCTCCTTTTTCAGCTCCACGTAGCCTTCTAGGCTCACCTTTTCGTGGTAGTCCCATGGTTTGGCTTCTTTCTGGGTTTCTACTCGTATTTCTTCCCATGCCATCTGTTTCACCTCTTCTCCTTTCCTTTTCTCCTTTCCTTTTTCTTCTTTCCTTTTTTTGGTGGTCTCTGGGTGTGGGGGGTGATGTTCCCCCACCATCCTTTTTTGTTTTTGTTCAGGATTCTTCCTAGGATTTTCGGTTTGTTTTTGATTATCCTTTATATGCCTTTCTGTTTGTTTTTGAATAGGCGGTCAGGATGCTTCTTTCACTTCACACCATCCCAATCCAGATGCTTGAAGCCAGCCACGCAGCACGGTGTCCCTAATGGCCGCTTCGTCTTCGTTGCGCTCACATAATCCCATATAGTCCACTGTGAGGGGTTCGTTGACGTGTTCGGGAATTCTCTGCCCTTCACTCGGAGGAGGTAGTGACCGTACCACACACCATCATTACACTTGACCCTGACATGCTCCACCTGGACTGTGTACCCGATCTCGCGGAGGATGACGGTGAAGAGGGTGCAGGCATCAGCACAGTTTATCCCTTCTTTCTTGATTCGCCGTACGGCTTCGCGTAGTGTCCCGCATCGCCGGTTCAAGTAGTATTTGTACTTCCCCTTCGCCGTGAGGAGCTTGTAGAGTTCTGTTGCGTTGCTAAAGTATCCTAGTTCATCTATGAGGGCTTGAAGGGTTTCACTGCGCTTCTCAGCCTCCTTGACCTTCCCTGGTGGTGTGATCTGGACTGTGAGGGGTTCACGACCCCTCTCCTTCTTGAAGTTCTCATATCTCCTCTCCATGTCCTTGAAGGTCTCTATGGTCACGTATTCTTTTTTATTAGGTTCTATGTAGATTATTTGGGGTTCGCGACCGTTCTCCTTCTTGAAGAGGTTGTATCGGCGCTGCATGTCCTTAAAAACCTGATTTGTGATGATTCCTTTCTCTAGATTCACCGCCTCCTTCTCTGGGGGTGTGATTTGGACTGTGAGGGGTTCACGACCCCTCTCCTTCTTGAAGTTCTCATATCGTTTCTCCATGTCCTTGAAGGTCTCTAGGGTCACATATTCCTTTTTACCAGGCTCTATGAAGATTATTTTTGGTTCACGGTTGTTCTCTTTCTTGAATAGGTTGTATCGGCGTTGCATGTCCTTGAAGACCTGGTTCGTGACGATTCCTTTCTCCAGCTTCATATTCTCAGCCTCCATCATTCCTTCCCCGCTTCTGCGCTTGTATCCGTCTCTTTTTTCTTCTTCCCAGGTCTTTTCGTGCGGGGTCTGCGGGTTTTCGTAATCCTCCTCACCCATTTGGGGGTGTTCATGTAGGCTTGGAGAAGATCCTGCAGCGTGACCCGGATGGTGGCCCCGATGGGGCCGCCATTCCTGTTCACAGCACCATCCAGGAGTTCATGGAGGAGGATTGTTTCGTCTTCTTCACGGATTTCCGCGACTATGAAAGTCCTGGTCTGGTTGTCACGGATCCCATCACCTTCGATTGGGTTTTCCAGTCCTGGTATGGGGTTTACGCGTATGCGCATCCCTTCACATATCCTTTTCACCTATACCACCTCCATCCTATCTCTTTTTCAGCGTATCATGAATATCCTCGCACGGTTGAGGATATCATGGTCGAGGGTGAACCACACATTCCCAGTACCTGCACATGTTTTCACACGCACTGAGTATTCCTGCGCCGAGTCTGTAGTATTCTCATACTCGATGGTCACATACTCCCACTCGTTCACTTTGGAGGGGTCCATGGGTTTTTCTGCGACGACTGCGTCATCATAGATGCTCAGATGTGGGAATGGGTGGCTGAGAATCTGCAGGCGGGGCGTGTACGGCATCTCCGCTGTGGTCTTGTTCTTCCTGAGCCATGCAGTCGCCCTCAGCACCTCCCCGGGTTCCAGTAGGCCCACAGGCTCCCCATAGATGATGAAAGCCCTATCATTCACGTGAGTCGTTTGGATAGCCCCCGATCTCCCCGGAGGGGTTACATCCGTGACTTTCTGCATACTTCCACCATGGGTGTACGCCCTCCAGGCCCCGGGGACGCCCTGGTGGTCCCGAGACTCCACATACCCCACCCCAAACCCTGATTTGGAGAAGGCCCTATACGCGATCGTGTCTATGGTGCAGTTCGTGAGGCGGAGGACGCATCCACCTATGACGAGGCGTGGTATGTGCGTGTCGGTCACGTAGAGGATGTTCTGCCCCAAGCTGCCCAGGTAGGGACTGCCCCGTAGCTCGCAGGATTCCATGCGCATGTATCTCCCCGCTAGGTAGGAGTCCCATGGGTTGTAGTGGGCGCCGGGGTAGGATATGTTCCCAATCCACGTATCCGCTACCAGTGAGTCTATGAACCCCCCAAAACCCCCATGATCTGATCCGCTGTGGATGGCGACGGAATCGCGGATCTCCAGAGCTCCCGCGAGCACTTTGGAGGCGTAGAAGGTCATGGACTGCAGAACACCCCTCCCTGCCGGAGTGTAGGGAAGAGGAAGGTTCTGTTTGGTACTACCATCTATAGTTGCCTTTTCAGCTAGAATCGGATGATATATAGGCTTCATTTGGGATTCCGGGACATGTGCGAAGCCCGCGTTTAAAAAGGCGCCCTCTACGTAGAGATTTTTCAGGTTCTGGAAGAGATCACTCGCGCTCGTACTGATTCTGACGGTCTGGTCGTAGTATGCGACGAAATCGCCCGCTTTGCGCGGGTATCCGAGCCCAGAGGAGAGCGTGACCGTTTTCGTGCTCGCATCGTATGATTGGACGGTGAAAAGGCCCTCGTTTGACTCTGTGCTGGTGTTGAATGGCCCGCTGCAGCTATTGGCACCTATGACGATCTTATCACCCTTTTGGAGACCCATGTCGTCTTCTAGGACGATTTGGGTGGCTCCGCTGGCCGCGTTGGCAGCGAGACGAGTCCTATGAACGTCCGGAGTCCACCCTGCAATTTCTACGGTGTCCAGGGAGAGGTAGTAGGATCCGTTCAGGTGGATGGTGGCCATGGGGCTTGTTGGGGCCGCGGGACGGGAAATGGGATTCGCACGAGTCCCCACCTCCAACTTCCCATCCCCAGTGACCGTAGCCTTCACCTTCAAGTACGTTGGGCTGGTCCTTGCGAAGGAGAGCGTCCCATTGATCGTCAAGCCGCTTAAACCGTTCGTAAAGCTGCTCTGGTCCGCATCGAAGACAACTATGTGGCTTGGTTGGATGGTGACGGTGTCACCGTTCCCTGGGACGCCTGTGGGATCCCATGTGCTGCTGGATGACCATGAGCCGCTCTGAGCACTCGTATATGTGGTCATGGTATCACCTCATCCTCCATCTCAGGGAATACGGCTAGTATGTGTTCTTCTGGGATGTTTTGGATGCGTTCTTGAAGTTCTCTTTCTATTTCCTCCTCCGTCTTCACTCCACTATTCTCGATCTCCACCCACACGTTCCCATAGAGGTATTGGCGTGTTTTCACACCTTTATACTCGAATTCGTTCAACAATACTGGTTCTTCATTCATAAGCCTCACCTCAACATTTTTCTGATGAAACCAGTCACATCCGCTTTTATTTTCACTACTGCGGGTTCGTGGACGCTTTTCTCAGTCTCCTTCACCTGGACCCGGAGGCCTTCATCCTCACCCGGCAATTCCAAGATAACCACATCCCCGACCCGGAAATCACCCCACGGGCACTGAATAGCATTATAATCGATTTCAAGGCTCAGTGTGCGCTGATTAGCCTTCATCAGTTCCTCTGCGAGCTTCCAGTACATGTTCACAGGATGATCAGCGTCCACATCCACGCCGAGGAGTCGTGGTTTCACGGTGACCGTTCCATCCGCTCCACGCGTCTTCCTCTCCACGTACTCAGCCCCCGCATCCTCCGCGAGGATGTAGAAGGACCCAGCCTCCTTCCTGTAGGGTGCAGGCGCCTTCACGTACTCCACTATCGTTCCCTCCTCATCCACTTGGACCTTTGAGGGTATGAGGTCGTCCTTGGCCACCGAGTAGTCCCTGAAACGTTTTATGGCGTCGTATCGTTGTATGGGGTCTGTGTCGGTCTTCACCACTGGATAGGCGCCCAGATACGCTGCCAGGTCACTGTAGGAGTAGTCCAGGTTCGTCGCGTCATCATAGAGGCGTAGTGTGCCCTTCACATCCTCATCTGGGGCTTCTATGACTAGTTTTCGCTGGAGGTGGCTGGTGGGGTCATCATTGTATTCGTATTCGTACCTGACCCTGTATCCAGCCTCCTGGATGGTTTGGAGGAGCTGCGAGGGGCTCATAAGCCCCCCGAGGGGTACTATGAGGTTCTCTGGGATCGTGACCTCCCATAGACCTTCAAGGAGGCTTGTTAGGTTCACATGGGGCTCCTGGACGCTTGTATTCGTTATCCGGCGTCGGACACCGGCGAGTGGGTAGAATCGGAAGTGTCTGAACCTTCCTCTGGGTGGATGGTAGGGTCCCCAGTTCCTGATGTAGAGGCCGATATGGGTGGGTGTCCATGAGGAGATCACCGCACTCCCCAGATCCTGCCAGCTGCTCTGCGTCTGAGCCTTATATTGGAATGAGAAGGTCCCATCACTGGATCGGCGGATGCATAGGTCGAATGGACCGTTCTGAGGCCAATCTGATGGGTTGTCCGCGGATTGGACTGTTGTATCCGACCCCCCAGGGTTCCTGTACTGGGATTGGAACATGCGAGTCCCAGACTCATGGATATAGTGCTCCACTCGGACAAAACCCGTCCGTGCGGTGTTTATCACAGCTAAGCCCACCGCTGTGTTTATGAATCGTCGTGGGGGTGGGGCCAGTTCAACGTTCACGTACGACTCATACTCCTCCGCACCCTCAGGTATGGGCCTGTAGAGCATCGCCGGGTTCACATCTGAGGCCCCAGCCCATAGTAGCTGCGTCCCTGATGTGCAGGTGATCTCCAGGGCATTCATAGGCTTGAGGGCTGTGATACTAGCCCCTGATGGCTTGTACTGGATCCATGAGGAATCATAGCCCCCTATGAAGTCCTCAGGGACCACCGCTTCCACTAGGAAGGGTGGTGTGTCTTTTATTTCCGCTGCAACCTCATGGGCGGTGAATGAGAGCTTATTCGAGTCGTAGTCGAGGCGTATCTCCGAGTCAATGACGTATAGGCACTCCTCACCATCAGTGTTCCGTCGCCAGTAGAGCTTCACGCCTGGTCGGAGTTCATGGGCCATGTTCTTCCGCGTAGAGGGGTCTATGAGGCTTGTTTCCACTTGGAGCTCCCTGAACCCGTCCAAACTCCTTTTCTCAGTCACACGGGCCTCGTCAAGGCTCAGGCTCCCCACTACTTCCTCCTCAGCTGTGAGGATGGTGATATTCGGCTCTGATCGTATCTAGACCACCTCCTCGACGCGCACTCCGCGGATCACAACCCCTGAGGGTGCGGTGATCTCATACTCCCTGGGGAGGAGGAACCATGAGGAGTCCCAGGATACAAGGCCCTCGTAGTGGACTCCTTCAGCGTCTGTGATCCTCCTCCTCGCCGAGTCGATGTATAGGGTGGTTCCTGGGGGGATTCTGGTGAGGAGGAGGATTTTCGCACCGCTCTTGGTCTCTGCGAAGATAGGGTTCTCCACGGCCTCTGTGAAGTAGGCTTCTATGACTGGTTTGGGTGGTGTGAGGCTCCTATGAGTCCCCTTTGGGGGTAGTTCCCGTGGTGGGAGTCTGCCAGCCCCGGAGGGGACTGTGATTTCGCATTCGCATTCATACGCTGATCCTAGGGGCTTTTTCTTCACGGTCTCTGTGAGTATGTAGTCGTAGAGACGGTCATCCCAGTCGAATTTCAGTGTTTTGAGGATGGGGAGCCTGTATTCATCCGTTTCATTCGCCAGGAGGTTTTGAAGGTCTTGGAGGAGCCTCTCAGACTCCCTGATACTTCCACCGGTCACTATGAACTTTAGTTTCAGTTTCAGGGGTTCTGTCCTGGCCTTCTCGGGGTAGTTGGTGAATGAGTATGGGTAGTTCGTGAATTCCACCTTCCTCAGCGGCCCGTTCGGGATGTCCGAGTCTGGGCGGAGGTGGGTTCTGAAAGAACCGCTATGCACCCCGTTCACGGTGAAACCCGGCGTCTTAGGGCTCACCTCGTCATAATACACTGTTACCTTTGGCTTTGAGAACCTTAGGCGGATGTGGTTCATTGTGGCGGAGTTCGCGGTGAGTTTCACTCGCATATCACTGACACGCCCCACCTCCAGGACGTCCCATCCAAGGGAGGAGGCCTCCATCTCCTCTATCCCAAGAGACTCGAGGTGAAGGTTCCATTTATCAGCCGCCCCCCCGAGGGTGATGCGCTCATCCATAGGGGTTCTCATATCCTTCCCCCCGCAGAGACCGCCGCCGAGGCAGATCCACGGGGTGAAATACGCGTTCCTGGACCCGACCCAGGAGTCATCCACCAGTTCCTCACAGGAGACGTCCATTTCCACTTGGAGGCCTGTGATCTCCTTCCTCAGCCCAGAGGGGAGTTCTGGGATCCTTGGGGTGAAGATGAAGCCACCTTCTATGCCGAAATTGTCCAGGACCACCTCCCATCTCCCGGTGGCTTCATTGTGGCGTGTTACAACTCCCTTCTGGTACTCACCCCCTGATGGGACCAGGACTGGGTCTGAGATGCGCAGGGAAACAGCCTTCGGCACTCCTGTGACCGCTCCGAGGTTCACCTTTAGATCCGCGGTCCCTGGGGGGATCGGGACCCTCACCTGGACTGGTGTGGATGACAGAAGACTCCTGAATGAGTATAGGACCTTCTCCCCTGATATAACAGCGTATTCGTAGTCTGATCCTGTGAAACTCCACCCATACTTCTCCTCATCCCTAGCGACGTAGAATACTAGTTCATAGCTCCCATTCTCCCACTCTTCATCCGAAAGGTCCAGGTCCACGGGGACTGAATGGATGGGGGGCTTCACAGTGGACCCTGTGATCATTGAGATGAAAGTGAGAAGCTCCCCTGTCTCCTCGTCCTTCACCCGGCTCAGATGCCACTTCCCTGACCCATCTGACTCATCTGGTGTGATCTTCAGGTAGAGTTGGGCGGTGGTGCAGGATGAGGAGCATGATATCGTCCACACATCCCCCGAGACTGACCCATCAGAGCCACTCCCCGTGGTGAATGTGGCCCATGGGGGCTTCGTGATCCTCACCCGGCGCCCGTTCAGACCCTGGGGACCTGTGGCGGTGATCTGCAGGGTCACAGTCTGCCCCTGAGGGCATATGATGTAGTCGTCGCATGTGACGGTGATGGAGGGGTCTGTGACCGTGGTCTGAATCGAAGCAGTCCGGTTTGTCACCGTCTCAGTGATCCGGACTTCCTTCACACCTGCAGTAGTGTACTTCCCCTTCACCGTGAGGGTGGCTGACCCACCACTACCCGGGAGGGCGCTCCAGACCATCGTGGAGGGATCGAATGATCCATCCGTCGTCGTGTAGCCCGTCACATGGAAATCTGAGCTGAAACTGAGGTCTACGGGGACGTTCTGGGTGTGAGGGCACTGGTTCGCATCAGAGAGAGTGAAGGTGTACGTCACCTCATCATCCCTATCACAGGCCTCTGTTCCCTGAACCTGCACAGTATAGGAGGGCTCTGTGTATGTGACGATGAAATGGATGCTATCTAGGTAGAGGTAGCCCGGGTTGTAGCTCGTGTTCCTTTTCGGGTTCCAGTAGACCCCGTATCCACCGGAGAGGAGTTCTGAACGTGTCGGGAGGCCTGTGGTGAACTCAGCGTAGGATGTTCCCGCGGAGGTGGGTGCTGCGGTGGTCGTGGAGACCGTGGAGGTCTTGCAGCCCGCCCCGGATTTCCAGAGGCAGACGTAGACTCCTGGGATGGTGGGGACGCCTGTGGTCCCGCCTGAGGGGTTCCTCACGTACCATCTCCATTCCACGCGGACCTTCGTGATTTTCGCGTTCACCGGGATGGTCCCTGTGAGTGTATGGGCCTTCACACGCCCTGGTTTGGAAACGGTACCTTTTCTGGACGCTATCTGGCTTGTGCTGGCATATGAACCGTCCTTTTCCTTTATCCTAGGGAGGTTGTACCAGACCGTCTCTGTGTATGTGCCGTACTTATCTTTCTCTATTCGCTCATACGCCATCTGCGTGGGCTTCAGGGTTGTTGTTCCCACTTTTCACTCCTCCTTCACTTCAGCAGGGTGAATTCCACTGTTTTCTCATCGATTGTAAGGATCTCCGTGCCCTCTGGGGCTATGTCAGGCGGCTCTGACGAGTATAGTATGGTGATGGTGACTGGGAAGCGCCTCACCGCCCCAGTCCCTATCATCCGCCCATCCTCAATGATTATTTCACCCATCACAGACTCCTCCTATCCTCATTCACATAGTAACCCCCATAACTCTTGTCAAAAGCCTTAAGGAACACCCTATCACCCGCAATCCTTCTAAGAATTGTTGGATCGGTGATTTTCTGCTTAATCTTCTCAGCCAAAGTCTCTTCATCCATACCGGGCCCTGCATGGACCTCAACATTGATATTCACGGTGCTATGAACCTCTCCAGGCTCACGGGGGACGGTGAAATCATCCGGACCCGGACCGTACCCTCTGACCTTCGGAGAGGTCCACCCGTACCCGTACTGGAAGGCGGTCGTGTCAAACCAGAGCCCTGCGACCCGTGCGGCGCAATGGGGGATCCCATTCCAGGATAAACCGCATTGGACGCTAGCAGGGAGGCCCCAGGCATGTGCAAGGGCTGCGACGACCCTGGCGCCGTCATAACAGTTGAAGGCGCCCCGTCTGAGGAGCTGCTGGATGCTCAGGCCGCTGCTGCCCCTGTAGAAGCTGTACCGTGTCGCTCCGATGACACGTGAAATGAAGGGTATAAACCCTGCCAATGACCCGAAAACGCCCTCAGGGGGCCATTTCCGGAAAGCCCCGACCTTGACGCGCATCCCAGGGAGTGGGGAGAACTCCCTGCGGTCTATCAGCCTGTTCACGGTTGGGATCCATCGTTTGCTCTGATCCCAGCCCCCAGCGGGTAGAAATGAGCATCCATCCTCCCAGTATTCCTCCTCCAGGCGGCGGAGCTCACGAGAACTCATACTGATCAGGGCGGGGCTTGGAGGGCGGATCTCATCCTTCACGAGGCGTGGTGATGGGCCTGCTGGGGCTGGGAGGCGGAAGCTCCATGATCTACCACCACCACCGCCTATGCGTGGCGCTCCTGCCGGTCCCCCGGCCGGGCTCCGGATATACGCGAAGAAACGCTCAATATTCCGTCTTAAGGTGTTTATATGGCTTGTGCTCCCTGTTTTCGTCTTCTCGGCGGTTGCAACAACCCCGTTTTTCATTTCGGTGAAGGAACGTGTCGCTGCCTGCTTCACACCGGTCATGGCGGTGGACACATCCCTCCTCATCATGTCGAAGGAGCTGTGTATCTTCTGCGTACCCGTCTTGGTCGTGTTCTGCATGTTCATGAGGCTGGTTCTAGTCGTGTTCTGCATGTCCATGAAGCCGGTTCTCACAGCCTCAAAGCTTCCCCGCCAAGTCTGCGCTGTGATATCCTGTATCTTCCGGATCGGAGCCCACTCAGCGATGATCCTATCAGGGGTCACCGTGGGGGTGACACCCGGGCTGGGTGCAGGTGCTGGTGCTGGTGCTGGTGGCACGGCTGCTGCAGGAGGGCTTGGCATGGACGGCGCGGCTACAGCTACTGGTGTAGGGGTTGGCCCCGCACCCTTAATAGATGCTGCGGAGACTATTGTATCCGCGAAACCCTTCGCTGATGCAGCGGCTTCATCCTGCCTATCCTTGAATTCCCTTGTGACGCGGGTGATTTCATCAGAGACATCCCTGTAGATATGACCGGGGGATGCGATTCCTAATCCTTTCTTCACACCATCCCAGACCCTTTTACCGAAATTCACAGCCGCCTGATACGCGGCTCCAGGGGCCTGCTTAATCTTATCAATCACATTCAGGAGTTCCTGCCAGACCATCCCCGGTAGGTTTCTTAGGAATGACATAACCCCCTCCACAACCCTCTGCCCGGTCTGACGGGCCCGGGCGTACATCTTGTTAGCCCAGAACACAACCCTCTGAATTACAAGAAGTAACAGGAGCCAAGCGATTCGTGGAAGGTCCCTGAGGAAATTCACGAAATTCTGCACGAAACGCAGGCCCGCGCGGATCGCCTGCACTGCTAACTGAGCCCCGAAGCGTATCACAGCCATCACTATCTGCAGGAGTATCCTGCCGATAGTAGCCCTGAAAATATCCCAGACACGCTGAAGGAACTCCGTCACAGTGATATTACCATTCAGGAGCTCCCATAATGCCTGACCGAACTGGTAAAAGAATGAGAACACAGTATAAACTACCTGGCCAATGTAGACCAGTACACTGATCAAACCACTCAAAGCGTAGGCTAACATTTGCACTGCAGGGGCGATGAACCTGATGAACTCTGCGAACGCACTTATCGCCGGGACAACAACATTCGAGAGGATCCAAGCCACAACATGGATAATATCAACGAATAACTGCAGCGGACCAGAAGCCCCCCCTGCACTATCCCCTACGCTCTTCACAGCCCCACTGGCTTCACGGGCAGGAGCAATAGCATTGCTAAGCTCCGCCCATGCCTGCCCTAGAGCATCGAATACGGGTTGCAGTGCAGCCCAGACCTGCTGCATGGCAAGTTTAACCTCATTAAAAGCAGCCTTGAGAGCCTGTAGAGTCGCCTGCCCCTCCGCTGATGAGGCCCACTGATCCCAGGCCATCTTCAACTGCTGGAATGCAAAACGGAGGGTCTGGATAGGATTCAAGAGTAACCCGATCCACACCCCGAGGGGTCCGAGGCTGCTTATAAGGGCCCTGACACCATCAGTGGTGGTGTAGAAGGATACTATGAGCCTGCCGAGCCATGAGAGGAACCCGCCAACCGCGGAGACCACAGGCTGCAGTGCCCCCCAGAGTCCCTGCAGGGCACTCCTCAGGGATGTGAAAACTTGCCCAGCCACACCAGCGAGCCAACTGAGCGCCCCGCCAAGCGCGGACATGATGCTCTGCCCAAGACGATTCACAGACTCCCTGAAGGATTCATTCGTCCGGTAGAAGTATATGAAAGCCGCTGTGATCGCGATGACCGCCATGAGAGCCACGCCCAGGGGGCCGGTGAGGAAGGAGATAGCGGAGCCCAAGAGCCCAGCCCCACCCGCAGCGCCAGCGAAGAGGCCGGGTAAAGCCACCAGAGCCCCCCGGAGGAGGCTGAAGCCTATTGAAACCGTTTCAACCAATGATATGAGTGTGGGGAGGGCTGTGATGAGAACAAGCAGCCCAACACCGCCCGCTACAAGTGCAGCGGCCCATCCGCGGGTGGCTTCATCCAAGCTGACGAAAGCCCGCATCACACCCGTCAAGATGGGCAGCACACTCCCCGCTAGGCTGATGAAGACCTCCATGATCAGGTCCTTCGTCAGCTCCCAATATATGAGGGCTCTCTGCTGCTGGCTGAGGCCACGATACCCTTCTTCCTTCAACGCCTTGTCGAGGGCGAGTATTCTCTCCGAAATCGTCTTCTGCTGACCCAGATAGTCCACATGATCCTTCAGGATACTGGTACGGGCCATTTCCGACGTGTTCCCCGTGTTAATATAAGTAACAAGGTCCTGCTCGATGTCTATCTTGTTCTTTCCCATCATCACCGATGCCATGTAATAGTCGGAGGCCACCTGGCCCAGGAGGCGGAGTTCGGAGGCTGTGAGGCTCGCCTGGTTCGCGATAGCCCCAGTGATGAGCTTGTTTATAAATCCAGCCGGCGCGGGGGATTCTATGTTGATCTGACGGATGATGCTGGCGATTTCCCTGGCCTTCGCAGCCCCGACATTCATCTCCATATACGCCGCGAACATGTCACGCTCCATCGCAGCGCTGAAGGATTCTGATGCGAGCTGAGCAGCCCCAAAGGCCCCTATCAAGCCCGATATGTTCGACGATAAAGTGTCGAGGGATGATGACGCCCCGCTCACTCCCTTCCGGATCCTAGTGAAGGCGGATGATGCAGCGGAGCCCACTCGGCTGAAGACACCCGATATACCGGTAGCTGCGCGTGAGAAGGCCCCGATGAGTCGTGTTCCTGCAGAGGTCGCCAGGGCGGAGACACGGCCCAGGGCGGAGGATGCTGCTGTGGAGATTCTCTGCATGCTACCCGCGGCTCGTCCTGCTGCTGTGGTAGTGGTGGTGCTGAGGATGTTCATCGCGGTGGATGAGGTGGTGGCTGCTCTTGTGAAGGACTGTGTGATAGTCCCACCGGCCCTTGTGGCCTCCGCACTCACCTTTCGGAGGCCGTCAGTGTTCGGGGTGAGTTTCAGGCTCGTGGCGGTCCTACCGAGCTTTGTGAGTGCATTGGAGGCTTTCCTGGTCTCGTTCTGCACGTTCACCAGTGATTTCCTGGCATCTCCACCTGCACGGTTCATTGCAGTGCCAGCTGTCCTCGCGGAGTTCTGCATGGTCCTGAATGTGTCCATGGCTGTTCTGGCGCCTTTTTTGAGCTCCCCGGTGAAACGGTCTAGGAGCTTCACCACGATCCCTATTTCTTTCATCCACACCACCATCCGGGCCCTTCAGAGTTTCTGAGCCCGTCTGAGGGCTTCTCTACGCACACGTCCACTATGACTTCCTCCTTTCTTCAGCTCAGCGCCCATCACCCCGGCGAGGAACTCCCGATCCTCCTCCAGCTTCAAATAGTAGGAGTGGATGATGAAGGCCTTCTGTTTCTCCGTCAGATCCCCAAGAGTCTCTGCTAGGGGGTGTCCTGAGTCTATGAGGGCCCATAGGCCCCTTCCAGTCTCTGATTCAGCGAAATTCACTGATAGCGTCCAGATCATCCTCTGTGAGTCCTGATACCTCCACTACTTTTTCAAATATCCTCTTTACGATCTCGGGGGGGAGTTTTTTCACGTGATCCTCGTCTACGTCCATGGAATAGGATATTGCCTTGAAGCGCACCTCCATCCTCATCTTCAGCGCCTTTTCGAAGTCGAATTCTTGTTGGAAGCTCTGCATCTGATCCTTCACGCTCGCCCGGCGCTGTTTGGGCGTCATATCGAGCATACCCTCCAGGTTGAGGGTTGCTTTCATCCCACGCTTCTCCAGGGCCTGTAATTCGAGCAGTTCGGCTGATGAGAGAGGTCTGAGGTATATGGGCTTCGAAAGGCCCTCTATTTGGGTTTCATGGTATTTTCCGGTTCCTTTCACTATCTCCTCAAGGAGTTCCATGTTTTCCTTCATCTTCGCCATCATATCACTCCTATTCTGTTACCTGCCCCTCATCACTCCCCACTTTCACGTAGAGGGGGGTTTTCTTGGTTGTTGAACCGTCCGCTAGTGTGACGGTTCCCATCTCACATTTCAGGTCCATTGAGAGCGTCCTGGCCTCAGCGCCCTTGTAACTCGTGTCTAATTTGCTTATATAGGCCTGAGGCGCCACCAGTGTCATCGTACCCGCCGTTCCAGCGTCGAAAACCACGGTGACCTTCTCTGAGACGGCCGTGGAGTCCTCGCTCACACCATCCTCAGCACCCCAGACACGTTCCAGGAAGTCCTGATCGATGTACTGCTGATCAGCGCCTATCGGACGGAGCTCCAGGCTCATCTCACAGCTTTTCTCCCCCGTCATGTACATGTACGGGAACCTTGAGCCGAAACCACGGCCATAATCCTCCTTCACACCATTCTCGTACTCGAGGCTGAAGCTCTGCACGTAGGAAGTGTAGTCAGTCGCCCCAGCGCCTTCACCGAAGGTGACGGTGACGTGATGGTACGCTATCGGCCACACAGGACCCGGTTCGTTCAGTGAGCTGCGTATAGTCGCCTTCTTATCTTTTTTAGCGACGATATCGGTTTTCATCATCGTCACAGCATCCTCCACCTCCAAGCTGGCCTTCTGCAGGACGCAGCCCAGGAAGACGTGTTCGTAGCTGTCCTTCCCCACACGGGCGGTGAATGAGGGTAGGAAGGTGGATTCTGTCGCATAGAACTCATGCTTGTTCTTTCCCCCGCTGGATCCTTCTGTGAAGGTGTATCCGCCTAGAAGGAAGTATAGGAAGTGGGGGATGGTTTTCACATCCACAGGGTACTCGAAACTCCCTTTGGGGGCGTAGTAGCCCGGGATATGTCCTTCCTGGAATGGGCTGAGGCTGGGGAGTTCTATGATCGCGTCGTCCGGGATGTCGAGGCTCACGGTGTCTGCGATTGTGAGATCATACTTTGACCCGCCGGCGGCCTCCTCCCCAAAGCTTGATTCCTTTTTGAATCCGAAATAACGTGTTGGCATGTCTTATCTCCTCCAAGAAACTTTTAATATTCATCCTAATGGATGACTGAAGTTACATCATGCTTCAATTCATACCTCACGGCCAGATAGCCTGTTTTCCCCGAAACCACGGGCGTGTACGTCACCCTTTCGATACTCGTGAGGAAAGAGGAGTGCCCCGCCCGGGAGAACGCCTCATTCGTCTGCGCCTCCCCCAGGAGGAATACCAGATCCTCCAGGGCCTGCAGGAAGGAGGAGGGTCGAATACCCCTATACACCACCCACAGCTCCGAATGAAGCCTCTGCGGGAGACTGAACCGTCCCATGGAGTCATGGAACTCCATCCTCGCCGGATAGAGGGTTGCGAGAGCCCTCCGGAACTGTGGAAGTGTCTCGGGAAGCCCCAGGACCACCTCCCCGAAACGGCCCGTGGACTCCAGGTACTCTGCCAGATCCGTGTATATCTTCTTCACATCATCACATACAGCCATCATCATCACCTGAAAAGGGCCAGGAGGGCCTTGGCGTTCTTCTCCACCACCCTCTCGGCTGGTGCTTCGCGCAGCACCCATTCGAACCATGGCTGCGCCTTCGCAGGCCCGGCTGAAGCCACAGGGTGCTCCAGTTCATCCCACCAGAGAGCCCGCTTCCTCACAGGGAAAACAGGCCCTCGGCCCTCATGCACATAGAGTGCGTAGGGCGCGCGGGTCATGTCCACCGAAACCACAGCCTCCAGTGGTCCCCGCTGGTATTTCAGGTGGGATCCGGCGAGGTTTCCTGTTTTCCGTGGTGATCTGGCCCGGAGCCGGTCTAGGTAGGCTGTGGCGGTCTCCTCCACCATCCTGTGGAGGGCTTCAGGGGCCCGGTCACCCGCCTCCTGCAGGAGGCGTATGAGGGCTTCCCCGCCGCTGATATCCACTGAGTACATGCACTAGTCACCGTACCTGTCGCTATACGTGAATTGGGTCTTCCCGTGGAGGACGCTGGTCTCGGATAGGGGTGAGCGTGGCCTCACACGGGATTCTAGGCCTAGGAAGAGTTTCTCTAGGATTTCACGACCCATCTCGGTCCGTGGATTCGTGTACTCCTCCGGCACCCCTTCCCTGAGGAAGTCTATGATCATCCCCGCCGCGATGTTCTCCGCCGCGATCACAAGACTTTCCATGGATGTTTCGGGGAGTGAGAGGATGTCATAGCCCCTGGACTCAGCGTAGACTGACACATACTCTATGGCATGGAATTTCGCTGCTCGGAGGAGGCCCTGCGGCACATCCTCACCCTCCACGCTGCTGAGGCTCAGTATCCTCTCATCATCCAGGTCTATGGCCATCAGGGTCACGCTCACGTGCTTATCGTCCCGGCCATGATGCTCTTTGGCTCGCGGACGTTCACACCGATCTCCATCCAGAGTTCCACGATGTTACGGTGCGGCGCACCATCCTCCTTGAACTGATTCACGTTTATGAGGCCATCGGGGATCCCGTACACCTCCTTTCCGGTGAGGGCTGCGTATTCTGGGTTCGTGTACTTTTCTAGGATCCCTGGTTTCATGTTTCCGCTGAGAACGAGGAAATTCGCGTTCTCCATCGTGTTCTGGACATTATAGATCCTTAATCCGTCCAGGTCGACTTCTTCTTCCTGTGGTGTGCGTTCTATCACGTTCCTGGAGCCCTCTACTGATATGATGTAGTCCTGGAGGGCGTAGAATGGATCGGCTTCCATGTAGACCCTGTCAGGTACGAAGACGCCGCCAGTGGCCTCATTGAACGCCTTCCTGATCGCCAGGAGGTCTGCCCTGGGCTGCCTGGTGTCAGGATCCCCCCAATCCGTGAGGTCTGCAGGGGCGTCCGCGGCGGCCGCCTCCGCAAGGGCGTTCGCCACGTACGTGTTGAACGTGTACGCGAGTCCTGTGGCAGCGTACTGGATAGCACGATTCACATCAGAGTCGAATTGTGACCTGTTCGCCTGCTGATCCGTGTACTCGAATTGGTACCCGAAAACGAGGGTGTTCCCGGATATGGCCTGTTTAGGTTCGAATTTGATCATGGTGAGCTCAGCTAGTTCCGTGGCTGGGACTGGCTCGGATAGTGAGCCGTCCGCGAGGTCAGTGAGCGGGTTTGCGGACTCCACCACACTGGTGAACTCCCCTGTTTCGTTCTGGACCGGATCCAGGACGTCCAAGAACCGTAATCTTGGTATGAGGAGTTCTGTCATGTAGAATTCCAGATTGTGCTTCCTAAAAAGCTGCCTTGCAGGAACGGTCTTAACAGTCTCTATTCCCATATCTATCACCTCATATCTCCTTTTTCACCCTACTGGGTTGTGTCCGTGTCCCTCAGGATGTAGTACCCTGGGTTGTGTCCGTGTCCCTCAGGATGTAGTACCCGAGGAGGACGGGTATTTCAGCACCGCTGTTCGCAGGGGCGGATCCTAGGGCTATCATGCTGGTGGATTTCACCGCAGAATCGGTCGCCTTGTTCACTTTCTGGTTTCCGCCGGCGAAAACGAGGTAGTCGCCTGCTGTGACGGCTGCGTTGCTTGAAACGAGTTTCATGGTCCTCACAGCCTTTCCGAAGAGTTCTATGGTCGCTATTCTTGGTTTGTAGTTCCCTTCGGTGAGGGTTTCCCCGAGGGAGCCCTGTGGTTCCTTTCCCTGGAATTGTGGTTCTGAAACCACAACGCCCAGTGGGGGATTCGTGGAGCTCTGTGGGGATGCTTTCACCTTCATATCCCCCGCGATCTCCACTATGTCACCCTTTCGGCTTGGGGCCTGGAATGAAGCCCCTATCTCGGTTCCGCGGGCAGTGTTCACCTCGGCGAAGGTGAGTGTGCCTTCGCTGAGCTCCATAGCCACTTTAGGGCCTAATTCACCAATATTATACTTTCTAGCCATACCTGATCACCTCAAATACTCTTTGAACTCCGCCCGGAACTCCTCATACGGATCAGGGTCCTTTGAAGTCTTCTTCTTCGGGACGGAGAGTCTTCTGGCCTCGATATGGAGTGGTTCATACTCCATGATCCTCTCATACGCCTCCGGGGCGAGAGAGGCTAGCATAACATGCTCCGAGACGATTGAGGGGTGCACGAGGCCTTTCTCCACATATTTCTGGACCATCTTTTTCGCGGCCAGTTCTCTGAGATCATCCTCAGCCTCAGCGGCTTTCACAGCCTCCACGGGCTTCTCAGGAGTCTCAGTCTCTTCTTCCACCTTGGGGGGTGACTGCTGCGCCCCGCCTTCACCTTGGAAGGGTTCCAGGGCGGATAAAAGATCCTGGGCCTGCCCTATGAGGTCCTCCAGGAACTTGGAGACCGCCATGAGCGCGTCAGCAGCTCCAGGAGTCTCAACGTTTTCTTCTGGTTCATCAGCACCTTTAACGGCGCTTTGAACTGTTTCTTTCTCTTTTGGGATACTATCCACCTCCATATTCTTTCCATGACCATGGATACGTCCATAGGACGCCTCCACGGTGTGAACATAGCATATAGGACACGCCGGTGTCTCCACCACGCTGAAGGACTTCAAATGGACGAGTTTCATGGGGACGAGGACCCGTCCGTCCTTCTCCAGGATCACCTCCGCGTCGATGCTCACACCCCTCCCCGACCCTGCGTTCAGGATTTCAAGGGCTCTTGGATGGATTGGGAGGATCCTGGTGGCCTTCAGAACCCCATCCGTGAGTTCGACGCTTGTGATCAGGGCTATCTCCCCATACTCATCTGAGAGGATGGTTTGGTGATCCTGCAGGTGGTCCACGTCCACAGAGACACCTCCTCGGAGGAGGATCTGCTCTTCACAGGCCCTGTGGACGGCGTGGAGGAAGTCACTGGTGATCCGGACCTGCCTGCCCTCACCATCCACTGAGGGTGTGATCTCACCCTCGGCGAGGAGTGTGATGTCGCAGGCCTTCAGAGCATTCTCTGGGTCGTAGCCTGCGTCCTTCATATCATTCTCTGAGAGCAGACCCTCCCTGAAGGCCTGGTAGAGGATGGGTCGGACGTACCGGTGGTTTTTCAGTCCAAGGGCCTTCGCGACCAGGTATTTCACGTCGGGGATGGTTAGGCATCCTCCAACATCCTCATCCTCCTTCAGCTTGCACTCCCCGTCCGAGTCAAGGTTCATGCTTCGTCTTTCCTCTATATCCTTCTGCGTGAGGCCCCCGGCCGCTCCAATGAGACCGGAACCAGACTCATCACTGGAAAGCCGGAGATTATACCGTTTCACGAGCTTGCGGAAGACTTTCAGGAGGGCTTTCCCCTCCGGGCTCTTCGCGCTGCACGCTTCCAAGATTTCAGGTGTTGACATGTCTTTTCCACCTCCACAATCTACCCTCCTCTGCTGATCGGCTGGCGGCTCTGACGCCTCAGATCCCCCGGAATCTCACTGAGAGGTAGCCATGAGATCGTACAGCGGCAATTAGGATGCAATGGGGGTATATTCGCCGTATCAGAGGCTGGGAAGATCACCTCACCGAATTTGTACCGTTCTCTGCAGATCGGGCAGGGGTCACGGTGCGTGGTGACCCGATAGTAAGCCTCGTGGCCGAATTCCTTGATCCCAGCGTAGTAGTTCAGCAGATTGTTCGCCCGCATCATCTCCGTCCGCACCACCCTTTTCACACGGTACCTGGGGAGTTCTGAGTATTTCCTATGGAGCTCCTTCATTATCTCCGTGTATGGGGTTTTCTCCGCCACCCTCCGGGAGATGAAGGCGCGGAACTCAGCCAGGAACTCCGCGTTCGCCTTGGACAGGTATGTTCTGATCCCAGTTTCGAGTATCACATGGTACAGGCTCCGCATCTCACCCATGCTCGCAGGGTACTGGGAGATTATCCCAGCAGCCTTCTCTATGACCCTCTCAAGGCCTGGGATGCTCATGATCGGGTTCTCCACTTCAACACGGAGCCTGCGGAGGAACTCATCATCATCACGGATATCATCAGGGTCTATGCTGAGGATGGCGCTGTATGAACGGAAAAGACGATCTATGAGAGCCTCTGCTTCCTGCACCGTCCGTATATTCCGCCGGGTGATCCTGGCCAAGTCAGCGGGTGTCATCCATCATCACCACCACCATCATCATCATCATCATCAGCAGAGGACTTGGCCAGTTCCTGCAGGAAGCGGAGGGGGTCCTCCACTTGCTCCTCCACGTCACCAGGCTGGTGGGGTGGAAGACCCCCAGGACTTGTGAAGGCGTCGCTGAGATCCACTTTCTCACCTGTAGTGTCCTCAATCGCGAATTCCAGGAGCCTGCGGAACCAGTCACCCTCAGGGGGGATGATCATGTTCGAGAAGTACCCTTCAAGGGCTTGGAGGAGGCTGATCGTGTCACGGACCTCAAAGGTTTCGAATACGAAGGATGGGACCGCGTCCAGGGCCTCGCCGGGGAAGTTCATCCTGAGGAGGCGGTGGAGCAGGTCGTCCAGTGCGGCGGCTGCCACGTCCCTGTGCAGCCCATCGAGGATCGTGGAGAGGATTTCGCTCTGCACACGGGACTGGGCGTAGGACCCCGTGCTATCCCCCTGCCCCATGATCAGGGTTCCGATGAAGAAACGGCGGAATATAACCATGTCATTCCACTTGAGGAAGTCGAAGAAAGCCCTGCCATCCTTCGAGGCCTCTATGACCTCCACATCATCCTCACGGGTGATCGTGATCTTCGACCGGCCCCCTTCAAGCTCCAGGAGGGCTTTCTGCATAGCCTCCAGGTTCGCCAGGTCCGTTTTCCCCAAAACAATCGGGTTCTCATGGTGTTTCAGGAATAGGAGGAGCCATTCCATCGTTTTCTCCTTATGAAGGACGTTATCATAGACTCCGGTCAGAATACTCCTCCCGCGAAGGTCATTGAAGTAGCCGCCGTAGGAGAAGAGCAGAAGCTTCTCACGGGGGATGTAGACCTCCTCACCATCATCCAGGACCTGTAGGAGGCCCCGTAACTCACCCGTGCGCTCATCTACGTCCCATGACTCAGAATCGTAGACTGTGGAGGGGTGTATGGGTATCAGGTCTGAGACGTACACCTCCCCTGAGGCCTCCGTGGCATACACGACCTCAAAGGCGCTGAAACCGTAGAGGATGGCTGTGTACAGGTTTTTCCTGATCCCGCGCTCATTCCTCATCAGGAACCGGTAGAGGCGCTCCGCAACCCCCGCGAAGCGTGGATCCGCATCCTCCAGGCCCTTGAGGAGGAGTTTACGGGTTAGGAGGGTTGATTCGATGATCTCATAGGCGGTCTGGACCTGAGGATCCATAAGCGCGAATTCTATCTGCTCAAATGAAAGATCACGGCCTATCTGCTTCGGTTGATCTGAACGCTCATCCAGTGAACGGATATTATACTTGCTGGAGAGGGCACGATCCTGGCTAGGCTGGAAGGCCATCCTGAGACGGTTGAAGGCGGATCGGAGGCCTCTCATCACTCCACGAACATTCATCCTCATCATGTCACCTCATGTCCAAAACGTCCTTTTCCACGCGTCACAGCCCCGTAGACGGCCAGATCGGACCCTCCTCGCTGAATAAGGTAGTTGAAGGCCCCGCAGACACTGTCCACCTGGTCATCATGGACTCCGGGGCGTGGGAAGACGGATAATTCGTAGAGGAAGTCATCACTCCACGGAGCATCCCGCACAAACACCCTGCCGGCCTCAGCATAGCTGCTCAGTGGCCTGGCTCGCTGAAACTTGTCCTTCACCGGCCTAACACCATACACGATCTTCCCATCCAATTTCCGCTTAAAATAATCGACTACCATCTTCCCGGAGGCCCCTGGCTCCTGCTCAATCAATATGATCGTGTCCTGACCATCCTTCTCAGCATTCCAGAGTATACGCTCCTCCACGTCCCTCGCGCTGGCCTGGAAACGGTCCACGTCCAGGACGTAGTAGTATCCATTCGCATCCACACCCATCAGGGTCCCCACGGTCCAGTCAGGGTCTTTCCCCGCGCCTGGAGGCGTGGAGGCTATATCCCAGAACCGGACCCTCCGCAACAGGTTCGGGGGGTCCAGTGCGAAGCGCTGAAACCATTTCTCATCGAAGAGCCCGCCCTTCTCCTCAGCCATCCAATCCCCATCTTTCAATTGGCGTCTGGTGATCGGATCGAGCTTCTTCAAGGAATCCAAGTAGCTTGAGTCGAGGAATGGGTTATCGCGGAACGTGGCGGGGATGAAATGCGCTTCCTCATCTAGTATGAATCGTTTACGGACCCAGCGGAGCCCGGAGCCCGTGGGGTTCGTCGCGGCCCGCATACGGAGAGGCACAGGGTTATCGGAGGTCTTACGGAGCCTGCTGAAGAGGAAGAGGTACTGGTGCTCCGTGAATTCCGTTAATTCGTCGAATCCGATGAACTGGAACTCAGTGGACTGATACCTGTACTTATCACGGTCAACGTCGATGTGGCCGAATGTCAATGTGGCTCCGGAGGGGAAACGCCACGTTTTCTTCTCACCAGCCCACTCAGCATCAGTACTGTGGAGCCACTGGTGCGCACGGTCGATCAATCCACCAGGGAGGGTTAATTCGGGGTAGTTTCGGCGGAGGAGAAGCGCGCGATAGTCCTCCACGTGAACATACTGCAGTGCTGCCATCAGAAGGCCTTCGGACTTCCCCCCACCGGCCGCTCCACCGTAGAGGACCTCGGGTTCATCAGATAGGAGGAAAAGAGCCTGCTTTGGCGTGGGGATGGTGGGGATGAACTCATTCAGGATTATCCCCTCGATGAAGGCCTCCACGGACTCCCTGGGGTGTTCGTCGAGGAAATCGTACTCCCCCTTCTCCTTCAGCTCCCTGAAGACCTCCATCTTCTTCTCAACGCGTTCAGCGGGGTCCTTCACCTCAATCAGCATCTGACGCCTCCAGTTCGATCACGCGGGGCTTTCTTTTCTCTGTTTTTTCCTTCATCAGCTTTTTCATCAGGTTTTTCGCAGCCTTCTCCTTCACCTCGGTGACGGACAGGGACTTATTGGATGAGGATTTACTCGCCTTCTTACCCTCAGATTTAGCTTTACTATCATCACCATCCTCCAATGAGGCCTTGGAAACTTCATAGGCGGATTTAAGGGCCAGGGAGATATTATAAAACTCTGAGCTCCTAACAAGCTCCCCTTGGCTCGTTTTCTGGCGGAGGAGATCCACATGCTCCCCCAAGAGAAGAGCCAGGCGCATGCTCGTCTCGAAAAAGATCAGATCCATCCCCGCGATACTCCTCGCGATCTGATCAGCCCTGAGACGATCCAGATGAATCTTCACACGCTCCTGAACCCTCTCACGCCGGCTACCCCAATCCCCATCCTTCGCGCGTTTCAGAACAGCCTGGTATGAAACCCCATGCTTCGCAGCGAGATCCTTCAGGGTTGGGAAGACGATAGAACCATCCTCACGCGTCACCCCATGAACATACTCCTTCTCCACCAGGCCCCAGTCCACATCCACACTGATCACCACCATTTTCACTTGAAACCGAGGAAGATGAGCAGATCCTTCACGATAGCCGCTAGCATCGTCCCGATGAAGATTTTGAGGACCCAGCGCATCTCATTTATCGTTCCTTCAAGGTGGAGGACGCTCCGCCGCATATTCTTCGCCTCTTCCATGTATTCAGCGAGATCCGCCTTTAGATCACATATCCGCTCATCTTGGACGCTGTTCAGCCTCATATACTCTGAAAAACCCTCCCGGAGCGACTCCAGGTTCACTTCAATCCGCTCGATCCTCTTTTCGTTCAGACAGGAGTTCTCATGCTTCCGATCCACCATCAGAACCTCCACGCACCACATCCTAGAAACCAGAACTGAGGAGGCTGCTATGCCCCCTCATCACCACCATCATCATCAGTAGGGGAAGTGGAAGGTGGACGAGAAGCACGAGGATACAGGAAATCATACGTAAAAGCCGCCAGACTCAGGATAAGCGGCGCGTAAGCCCCTAAACCAACATCCTCCAATAGACGAAGCCCTAAATCAGGATTAGACAGGAGTAGGCCCTCAAAAACCACAACAAACCCGAGAACGTACGTGCTCAGCCAACCATTCACATTTCTCCGATCAAAAACCATATCATCACCTCAAAAAAGCCTTAAATAACCAAACCCCACGGGAAATCAACCCGGACACCCGCAGAATACTCATACGACCCTGAAAGGACCAAACCACACTCCTGACACGAGAACTCCCGCCGAAGCGGATCCCAGACAACCTGATCCGAAAAACACTCAGGACATGAACCCCGAAGAGGAGGAGGAATCGCCAATGGCCCCGGGGACACTTGAGAACCCCGAAAACCACTACTAGAACGCCTAAGAAGCCTGCGAAGCTCCCGACGAACCACCCCAGCCTCCACACGAGGATCAGGATTCCGATGAGGCCCCAACCTGCCCTCACCCAAACCCTCACGGCCAAGACCACGCATCATCCTACGATAGCGCCTCTGATACTCCCGCTTCTGCTCCCGCCTCACCAGGACAGCACAGACAGGACAATACTTCCTCCGGGACGGGGGGAGGAGGTCCCCGCAACGCACACAAACCTTACGCCGAGAATACGGCACTGAGACCCTCCTCACATATATGCGTGGACACTACCCCCATCCACACACCTGCAGGATGACTTCCAGGATGACTTCCAGGACCCCCACAAAAAAGAGGGAAAAAAAGAATGACATGGGACAAAAAAGAGTGGTGGGGGGATCGCGCGGCTCTCATCAGATAGCCCGATGGGAGGTGACACCATGGAGAGACCAGACTGCAGACGAGGGGACCACCACAAACCCCGAAAAAAAGCAGCCGCGCAACACCCCAAGACCCCCATGAGAATCTATATGGGCCCCGACACATATAAACCCATCCCACGAAGACCGGAACAAAAAAAATATATGCAAAAAGAAACAGAAAAAGAAAACAGGGGGGAACACCACACAACCCCCACACACAAAGAAAAAGGAAAGAATGAGAGGTGAAAAACATGACATGGGAAGAAACAGACAGCCTAGTCCACTTCTACGAGGACCAGGACGGAAACCTATACTTGCAACTCCCCGGAGGAAACATCCGGAGAGTCCGGGAAGAACGACAAGAAAAACTCAGGAAAAGCCTCAAGGAGATAGGGTACCAGCCAACACCAATCCAAACCACCCAGAACCCCAGGGAGAACCTTGCCAGGCTCCTCCAGGAAGGAGGCCCACGACGACTACCACTCCCCACAGGAGCAGTGATAACAATCTACACAGAAAACCAGAAACTAAAAGCAACCCTAATCGAAGAAGGAATCGTCACAGAACTCAGAGGACAAGAAGAAATCCTAGAAATCATCATACGCCACAGCGAAGGAGGCGGGTGAGCCCAATGACAAAAATAAGACTCAACCTCACCCCACCAACCCCAAAACTACCCATCACCAACCCAAACACAGATCACCCCCCGGCAAAGAGAAAAAATCGCCATCCAACTCTACAGAGAAGGCTACAC